CTGCGTCCGGAGTAATAAATCCAAAACCTTTTGCATCATTAAACCATTTTACTTTTCCTGTTGCCATTTTACTTGTATTTCCTTAATTTTAAAATTACAACATTAGGTATGTTGCCAACCATCTTGTGTGGTATATTTTATTTAATATTCCATACTACAATTCATCGTCGATATCCTTGCGCCATTCGTCGTAGGCTTCAAGGAATTCTTCTGCCATAACCAATAATATAATAACTACTATCCCTACTAAAAATATGGTGCCCATTATCTTCTTTTTAATACTCTTTTTGCTGTAGCGGCAATAGATTTTTTGTGATGAGCTTTCCAAACACGTTTTCTTTTAGTAGCCATAATATCTCCCTCTATATGCTATTTAAGCATCTTTTTTAGAAAGTGTCAAGACTTTAGAATGTAAAATCATATTTTCTGTAACCAATTTAGTCATAGCGGCTAATATTACCAATCGTTGAGAATGATTATATTCTTCAAGATCAAACTGTTCAAGGATACTTGTGCCGATCATTTTCATAGCCTGTTCTTTGCCAGATGCAAACACTGACCAATCAAAAGGATCGCCTTCTTCTACAGCAAATGCGATATCACAAAGTTCTTCTAATGTTATTTTAGCCATCCAATCTTTTCTCCATTTTTAATCCTGCGTTGATGTTCTTCTACGGTGTTGGGAAATCTCCATGCCCACACTGCCACTAAGAACATGAATGCTCCACTCCATAATGCTACCTTAAGTGGTGCTGTTACTAATAAGAATAAGAATGTTGTTGACATTGTTACTATCATTAGGTATTTCATTTTTCTTGGGAACACTTTCTTTTCAGTCCAATTAGTTAGGAAAGGTCCAAACTTAGGATGACTATATATCCAGAGGTGCATTCTATCAGAACTTTTAGTAAAACAATACGCCGCACCAACTATGAATATACTCCAAGGTAGGCCTGGAGTTACCATACCAAGATAGGCTAACCCTAGACATAGCCATCCTAGTATAAAGAATAATGTTTTTTTCATTGTTTAGACGACTTTAACTGACCCTGACCCAGAACCAGAATATGTTACAACTCTATCATATTGAGCCGGAATTGACCAAGCACGTCGTACTTGGGATATAGGCATGCTTGAACTTGGATTTTTGAAATTACTTAATTTGAGATTGTCGCCTTGATTGCCACCTAGCACAGATATAGATCCATTCGCTGGATTATATCCTCTAAAGAATCCAATGTGGCCGCCACCATTACGTGTAAAAATAATAATGTCATTTAATCTCCAATTTCTTGGATCTAATCCCACTGAGGTACCGTAACCTGAATATGCTAAACTGCTGAGAGTCTTTAATGCAGGTGCACCGATTCGTTTTAATATACTACCGGCAAATGCTGCACACCACGGTGTAGTTTTATCATTGCTGACATTAAACCCTACTGCTTTGAAACAGGATAAGATTCTAGTATTAGTAGTAGTTTCTTTCCATAACCCACTATTTGATTCTGTTAGACAACTATCTAATGTTTGTCCTAATGCTGTAAACAGATCTGACGATATTGGTCCTCGAGGATCCGGACTGGCAAAATCTAACGGACCTTCTTGTGGAACTTCACCCTTGCCTGCTAATCCTGCATCTTGCTCTTCTGTAGAAGTTGCGGCTGCAGCAGATGCAACAACTGCGGCTGCCTGTGCTGGTGATAGAGATACTCTGCTAGGTTCACCAGATGCGCTATTTGGACTAGGTAATGGTTCTAACCATAACGCCGCTGGAACGCTATTAATAAAAACATCTGGACTATACCAGACATCTAATATTGATGGACCAAGACCTGTTTGATATGGCATTTCTTATTCCTTAGGCTAACTGTATGCCTGTTGTGCTCTGTATAAACTGATCAGCAAAAGTTTTATCAGTTGCTTCAGCTACCGTTACTGTTTGTTTAAGAAGTTTAATCTCTTTATCAGGAGATACTGTAAACAAGTATGGCATCAATCCTGGACCTTTTGGTCCTTGTCCAATAACCATTGGCTTGCTTAACTTATAGTATGTATCCGTTTCTTCTGCTAGTTTAGCAACTAATTCTTCGCCTGAAGTTAGTTTTAATGTGATTACTTCACCTACCATTACACCTCTGTCAATTAACATATTATACCTTTGCAAAATATTGTTTCAATTCTTGAAAACCACCAATTAACTTTTCATCTAAAATAATCTGTGGTACTGATCTCGCTCCGGGTACTGCTTCTAACAAATCTTCTTTAAGATAACCATCACCGATAATTTTTTCTTCGTATTCGATTCCTTTCATCTTTAATAATGCTTTAGCCTGATCGCAATAAGGACAGGCGGGTTTGCTCCAAACTACAGCTTTCATTTCGGCTCCTTTAACCTGAATACACTATACCACCATTCTTATCTGTAACACGTACTAATAGAGCACCGGCATTCTTTTTAGTCAGTGCTGCTGATATTGCCGCAGCTTCTGTGCCGTAGTGACCTAGTGTTGTCCAAGACTCGTATGGTGATCTAGTTTTAAATTGTGCTTTAAACATATTATATAGTTGGGAGTGAATCGTAATCTACACTTTCACTCATTACTCCGATAACATAATTAGTTGATTCATTTTCTTGTAGTGCTGTTTGTTTCTTATGGGTATCACTGTGTTTCATAAACCACGGAATTGGATTTGATTTTGGTGCTGGTTCTGTATAACGTATACCGATATCTTTTAATGCGTTCACTGCGGTATAATCAACAAATTCTTTTAAGATGTTAGCGTTGAGACCAATTACAGGCCCCATCTTAAACAGATAGGTTGCCCAGTCTTTTTCTTCGCGGATTACATCAGCATACAGAGCATATACTTCTGCTTCACACTCTGTCTTAACTGCGGCAAAGCGTGAATCTTCTTTGACAACTTGATTAATCAAATAAGCTGTCCAACCTTTGTGTAGTAGTTCATCTTGTAGAATTAAACTGATAATGTTGCCATTACCAATAAAGATTTTATTCTCTACCATGGCCAAACTGGTAGCAAAGCTAACCATAAAGCGGAAGGCTTCTAAAGCATAGCTAGCATGTAATGCCATCCAAATTGCTTTGATATGTTCTTTTTCTGGAATTGTTTCACCTAACTGTTTACGACAGTTGATAACATGTAACGCTTCGTAGTAATTGCCTACACTGGATGCCATGTCTACAATTTCTTTGGTATCGTGAATTGTGTTGAATACATCTTTTGGTACATTGTAGATGTTACGGATGATATGGCTGTAACTCTTGCTATGGATATTAGTTTCAAAAAATGTCCAGTTGTAGACCAATGCTTCTAGTTCAGGCAAACTGATAACAGGCATAAAGATTTGACTTGGGCCACGTCCTTGCAAACTATCTAATGCTGTTTGACGTAATAGATTACTGGTAAAGATATGTTTAACTGCGTCACTAGCATCTTTAAAATCACTGCTGTCTTTAGTAAGGCTGATCTCTTCTGGTTGCCAAAAGAAACCACGTGCTGTTGCTTCAAAGTCTGCAATCTTCTTGTACTTAACTTCTTCAAATCGTTGGATGGTAACTGGTCCTGCTGGATCTAGAAACATCTTGCGATTTAAATAGTCTGTCTTTGTGTTTAAGTTATATTGCGCTTGACTCATAGTTTACATGCCTCACAGTCTTCTTCTAATAATTCTGCGTCGGCTCCGTTATATTTTAATTCTTCTGTTTCATCAACATCTTTGCTGCCTACTTTATTAATAAGGCTGTAATAAAATGTTTTGATACCCCATACGTGTGCTTGCATTAAGTTCTTAGCAATTAATGTTGTAGGTACTTTCCTATCAGCGAAGTGCGCTGGATTATAGAAAGTATTTGTACTTATACTTTGATCCACATAGGCTGCTAACACTGCTGCTGTTTTTAAATACCCAGAACAGTCTGTCTGATCCCACATTAACTGATATTTATTTTTTAATCTGTTATATTCTGGAACTACCTGTATGAATGACCCAGCTTTGGATTCTTTAACAGTGATCAAACTCATAGGCATTTCAATACCGTTGGTTGAGTTAATAACAACACTAGAACTCTCAACAGGAGCGATAGCCATAAGTGTAGCATTTCTAACTCCATACTGTTTCATATCAGTACGTAGTGTTTCCCAATCAAGTTCAGGTTTAAAATCTGCTAACTCGTTCACACCATTAGCACGTAGTTCCCAGGGGAAAGTGCCTTGACCGTAGCGTGTCTTATCACTGTCTAGACAAGGACCGCGTTCTTTAGCAAGTTCAACTGTGGCTTCTGTTAGATAGTATGCTTGATGTTCCATCCAACTTTTAACATCTTGTAGTGCATCACTTTCTCCATACCTTAATCCACGCTTGGCATGCCAGTAGGATAGATTAGTAACACCAATTCCCAGCGGACTAATTTCATCATTAGACAACTTACTTTGAA